TGTTAATTGTTAGGTTTTCACCGTCAATAAACTGTGAGTTTCCAGCAGTTGTATTAAGATAGTTAATATAGAATGTATTAAGATCTGGAGGACGTGTTTCAAAACCGCGGGATGCCGTAATGATCGATGCCTTTAGACCAGAATTTTCACCAACGATTTCGTATTTTGTATCAACAGAAACAGTTACACCACTAACCAACTCATCTGCTATTCCTCCGATATAACTTTCAGGATCAAACCCAGTTTTATCAGTTAACTTTACGAATTCTAAATCATCAAGAGTAGTAAAGTTACAACCTTTAACAATACTACCTTCTTTATAGATGTTATCTCCAAATTGTTCAACTTGATTTTGAAGTATCGTCTGAAGTTGGGTAAGCTCTCTAGCTTGAACCGCGTACGCAGGCTTAAACAAGATTTTATAAAATTGCTTTTCAAGATTAAAATCATCGAAGTAGGGAGCAATATTTAGATTGGTGTTAATAGGCATCTATTGTTTTCCTTAAAATTCTAATACTAACTTGTATTCTTCTCTAGACATAAACGTTCTAGCAAGAGGAACAAAGTCTTCCATGAAGTATACTTGCCCTGTGCGCTGAATGTAGTCAGACTCTATAATATTATTTGCTGTAGGTGTATTTATGAACATTCTCTGCCCTGTAGAATTCACCAATGCTTTAGTTTGATCTATCGAAACGTCGTTATTAGCAGCATTTTGATAAGGTCCCATATAATTAGATAAGAAAACTGTATTTGAGTTGGCATCGACTTCTTGAATTTTAGCTTTAAAAATAACTTCGTTATCTTCGTTAAATTGTTGAAGTGTATCGCCTGTAGCAGCATATGCTATATCATCAGTTTCTATCTCAATTCTATTATCAAATACATCTGGATATGTTCCGCTTGCAAATGATGGGTTTTTTACGACTGCAATATGAGAATATGTACCAGTTTTTCCGATTTGATTGTTATCTGTTTCTGTAATATAACCATAGAATAATATATGTTTACAATGTAATTCATCTATAAGATTATAACCGTGTCCACCGACAGGAGATAAGACTGGTCTTAAACTTGCTCTAATATCAATAGAGTTAGGATCTTCTGGATCAAAATCAAATATCGGATCTATAATTTTAGCAGTGACGTTTGTATAACCAGTGCCAGCATTCAAAATAAGTAGCGTAGATATATTTCCTTCTATAACATTAGCTACAGCAACAGCACCAGTTCCATCGCCTTCAATAAGGCATGTTGGTGAAATGGTGAAAGTCGCGATATTTGATACTTCGTCACCTAACGGATTGCCTTGTACTTTTGCTTTACCATATCCTGTTCCAGCTTCGAATACATAAGAATTAATCTTGTATAAGAATGATCTACCGTCAGAGTTGGTCAAGTATATAGACATACCATTGTAATAATTTGTTATTTGATTAATACCGTCTGATCTTAAAGTAAGAGTTCCGTCATTACCTGGTGCAGCTGTCAATGTGCCTGATTGAGTTTTATAACCGTTATTATCAATAGGGTTCGATACGAAAATATCAGAAATCTCAGAACCGTAAACTATATTGTTAGCATCAGCATTAGGATCTGGGTTTTGTACAAAATAAGAACCAATTAATGGAACATAACCTATTGCGTTGTACGCTTCGAACTCTGCAGAACTTATAACATATAAGAACTTCCAAACATAACCGTCAGCAGTTCTATAAACTTGGCTAATGTTTTCTGGGTTCCAGTTCGGAGGAGCTGTAGATGCAGAACCGTTATTATTTGATAAGCATTTGAATACTCTATAATCGCCGGTATCATTGTTATTTGGACTTACTATGGCATAAAATCTTTTACCATCCATATCTTCCTGATCATCGTATTGAACATAAACAGCATCTTTTTGCCAATCATAAAACTTAATCATAAATTTTGTATCTGAGCCTAAGACTTTTTTACCAAACAAAGTATTTTCTAATAATTCGTTTGTATAATACTGAGCGTTCACTGCACTTTGCCGTGTTGTTCCACTAGTAATTGAAGATACGAGTACATAATAGTTATTAAGTTGAACGTCATCAAAAAACATTCTAGTTGTATCGTTCTTCATTTTTGAAGTTAATATCTCAGTCATTTCACCTAACCTGCTCTTTTGTAATATTTATAAACATTTCTATTATCCTCTTGCTCTTACACGAGTTCTAGGATAAGTTTTACCTGACGTAGGTCTATTTGCGAAATTTTTCTTAGGAAGCGTTGCTCCTGATAGTGGTCTTTGGTTTATCCATCTTAACATTCTATTTGGAGCACCTTGCAAACTATTTCTATCAGTTGCATCGTCTGTTCCTGTGTCCGCCATTTCACCTGTATTAGCGTTATCAACTATCCAAGCATGAGCTTGAGCTTGAGTTATATTGGGCCAAGACTCTGCAAGCAATGCAACAACTCCTGTCACTTGTGGACCTGACATACTTGTTCCTTGATACTTGGTTAAATCATACGAACCATTCCTAGTGTCAGCAATACCGCCTGTATGTACGCTACTTTGAATACCTTCTCCACCAGCAAATATATCTACTTGATTACCGCAATTACTAAAGTTAGCTTTATCTTCGTTGACATCGTTTGATTGTGCACCTACATTGATAAGAGCAGCATATCCTGCAGCTGCACCGGTACCTCTATGTAAGTAACTTGTTTGTGTAAAACCATAATATGTGCATTTATATGTATTATTAAAATCTTGATCAGTAGAGTTTACAGTTTTCCAACTATCATTACCTGCTGAGCATACAACAATAATACCATCATCAATGGCATCTTGTATATCCGCTTCACGCGAATTAAAATAATTTGGGATTGATATATCAACAATTGAATCACCAGCCCAAAAACCTCGTGCATTTAACTCTGCTGAAGTTAAGTCTCTACCAGGTGCAAACGTAACACCTCTATAATTTACTTCTGTCACTGGTCCGTAATTTCCGTAGTTTACTCTTTTAGAACTTCCATAACTATTATTAGTTATAGTAGGATTACGTCTACCTGTCTCGGGATTAATTGGCTTTGAATTGTGCCATGCTCTAATATAATCCCAAAATGTACTACTACTAAGTCCCAAATTACCCCAATTTGGATTAGAACCGTAAGGACTAATGTTATATATATTTGCTTGACGTGCCCAACCTTGAGTATTACCTGCTACTGTTCCTGCGCAATGGCAACCATGGTTTTGGTCAAGATTATAATTTGCATCAGATACATCTACGTAAGGTGTATAAACGTAAGTTCCAGTTCCGAGTCCTATATTATTTTGAAACCAATTATATTGAACAACTCTGCTTCCACCTGTGCCATTTGAATTAACAGCAAACTCTGGATGTGCAGGGTCAATGTGGCCATCAATAATAACAACATCAACATTTTTACCTGCCGCAGTCACGGTAACTGTATCTGTTACGTTGCTACTACCGTTTGCACCCCAATTACTTCTGTTTGTTACTTCGGTATGTCTTAATAATCCCCAGTTTTTATCTGATTCGTCTGTAAACCAATCTTTTGAAAAAGTTCCAGTAGTAGTCCAACCCATTGGCCTTGTTGTTTCTTCTAATTCTATCGCAAGATCAACGCCAACAACTCTTTTGTCTGCTCTTACTTCTTCAGCTTCTTCCCACGTCAGCATATAATGTGTATTACGACTAATCATTCTTCGGTTTACTAGTTCTACTTTACGATCAGGTATAGTTATAGAACCACCTGGTGTTTCCATATCATCGTAAAAATCATTTAGATCTTCTTTACTGCGTAGAGTAACAATCCATTCGAACTTTTGCATGTTATGCCTCTAGTTTTAAAACATTAAGGGTTATTGTATGCACGGCTGACGAACCATGTTTACTTCTTACCTTAACTGGTATGTTTGTTGTCGGTGTTGTTTCTAAATTATAACCTATAGTAGCAGGACCAATAACAACAGTTTCAGCGCCTGCAGTAATTACCTCGGCAATGATGCCGGCATCTGGTGCAGGATCTTCAGTCTCAAGTCTGGAATTATCTGCTGTTCGAGCTGAGTTACTTGTATAAAGAGTTACCCATGCTGCATGGCTTGTTTCAATAGTCATTAATGCGTATGCTTTATGTCCAACAATATCAATGTCAGTTGAAACTCCGTTTGCAATGGATGCTGTGTTCGCAGAAACTTCGGCTCGCGTTTCTAAAGTACCACCTCCGCCACCGCCACCGATTTCGGAATAATCTGCTAATCTAACCCAAGAACCTGCGTGTGCGTAATATGCTTTACCAGTTCCATGTACGTGAGCAAACATACCATGATAACTGCTAGCCGAAGGTAAATCGCCTTCTGCGGAATATACATTACTAAATAGTATTTTGTTGCTACCCATATCTAAGTCTGAACTAGTTACAACATTTATAACTTCTGTGTTAGATAAACCACCACCACCGCCACCTGATGCAGCGTCAATCCAATCATAGTCTGAGCCATCCCAAGATAATATTTGGTTTGTATTAGCTGTACTTGTATTTAAATGAGTATCAACATCAGAGTTAGCATAACCTGCTGCTTGATCCTGGAATGTGATAACTCCAGCACCGTTTGTTGTAAGCACTTGCCCGTTAGTACCGTCATTAACCCAATATAATAAACTCGTAGGTCCGCCAGTTAACGAAGCATATGCTCCATCGAATGATGCGTCGTATAACTCGGTAAAGTTAGCATTGACTTTAACCATAGCATTACGTAACGGATCTCCTGTTCCGTCATTGGCGCTTGCGCCTACTCCGATAATTTGTTTTGCCATTTTCTGCTCCTAAGGTATTTTACCTATTTATCCTGCGGTATCTACTCGCAAATTTATACTGTCTACTGAAATTGTATTTCTATCTGCGCTATAAACTATTACGCCTTCTATTCCTGGTTGGTTTGGTCCGACTATAGGATCACCGCCAATTAACGGATCTTCCTTCTTAGCTACAAACATTCTCGCTGATACACCAACTACAGATTTTTTATTGTAAGTAAATTTACCAAATAATCTTGTACCGGCCAAATGAACGTTTTGTTTAAGTGTATCTCTATATGTTTCTATATCTACAGTAGATCTAATTTCATAAGAATATTCTTGATAGAAATCTGAATCGTGTAATTTATTTCGCGAATCATAATAAGTTCCATCTGTTTTATAACCGTTTAAGTGTGATGTTTCTCCACCCCAGAAACCAGCTGAAATACCCTGCGCGTCAGCTGTCATAGTACCTTTAGCAACTATATTACCATCGTCGTCTGTTAAGAAAACTGTTTCTCCGTTAATATAGCCGAAACCAGAATTAAGAATTTTAACTTCTGAGACTCTACCAGTAGCAAACAATGTTTTTGATATCATCTTAGCATTTTTACCATACTGATTTGAACCGTAGTCTCTTTCAGTAGAAATAATATCGTATGTTGTTCCCTTATGTACGATATCTGTTTCGTCAAATCCGTAATACGCATATGGTCTCACAGTAATAAAACTATTGTCGGGATTAATACTTGTAATAATACCGTTCACACCAGAACTAGCTTGAGAAATTGGATCTCCAACCGAGAATAAAGCACTAAAATTATCGACAATAATAACTTGTTCATATCTTTCAAAAGATATCATAGTCTCATCTCGAACTAATGTAAATACGTCGTTAATATAATCTGATCCAGGGTTGATGTTCTCGAACGATCCTATAGAACCAATTGTAAACGGTGTTAAATCAAAAGCTGAGTTAAGAGGCGTAGCTAAAGTTACTGGATTTGCTGTACCACTCATAGGAGCAGTAGCAGGAGGAACAGTATTGAAATTAGCAGAGTTTAAAGGTACTGATAAGAACCCAGAAATAACGTCAGTAATAAGACTAATTGTTTGTGAGTTTGAAAGTACTTCTACTTTAACGTCGTTAACATCGCCAGTATCTGGATATAAAAGACCAGGTGAACTGTCATTTTTTGCTGCTATTTTTAAAATGTTATTAATAGTTATATTACTCGTTCTATCTACTGTATTAATTATACTATTCTGAACGAATTCATCACCAACATCCATTAGTAAACCAACTGACGAAGCATTTTGGCCTATAACTTTACCTCTATTTCCGAAATTATCTTCTAAATATTCTAATTCAACAAAAATAGAATTAGGATTTTGTAATATTAAAGACTGGTTAGAAACAAGAAGTCTTGTATTTTCTATCGTATAACCAAACCCGCCATCTTCTAATGTATAGTTAACTATCCCAGTAAATTCATCTTCAGTATCAGTTACAATACACGTGGCGCCTTTTCCGTAAGTAGAAGTAATGTTAAGAATATCACCTATAGAATTACCTGTAGTTCCGCCATAGTTTAAATCTATTTCTACACCAGAAGCAGAACCGTTTACAATACCGAACGAAACATCTTGGCCATTTATTCTAGCGACGACATCGTCATATCTTTGGAACTTACCTTTAACTTGGTTTATGTAGATAATCGGAGTTAATGTATTATTTAAAAGAATAAGGTTAATTTTATCTACAGCAGCTTTTGCGTGAGAAGTTGAACCAACAATATTTTTATTTAACAAGTCTCCGTAATTATAATATGTTACGCCGTCTCTTGCGTAAAACGTACCAGAGTTTGGAATTAATTGTAAGAATTCACCAGTACGCCAATTAGAATCTGATGGTTTAAATATATTATTAGAAGGATTATAGATTTGAATATCTTCTTGATAGAACATTCTAAAAAAGAGTGTAATACCGTTTTCTGAACCCTTTCTTCTATAAAGAGCAAGAATATTCTTTACCAATAATCTAACACTTGAATCATCTAATAAAGGTAAATCTACTAAGTATTTCTTCTGAAAGAATATAATCATAGATTGAAGTGTAGTAGTAATATCGCGGTATTCAAACATTCTTCTGCTATTATAAACAGCTTGGTTTGATTGAGTCTCCATAAACTTATAATAGTCAGTAACTAAAGATACTAATTCATTTTGTTCTTCTCTGTATATCGCAGGAAACTGTTGCTCTATTTTAAACGCAATATTCTTTTCTACATCGTAGGCCATTATTTAGACTCTATTAAATTAATTGTTACATCTGAATTTTTGATTGCGAATATTCTACCGTTAGGTGTAGTAATATCTTTCTTTAAAGTTGTAGCCATAAATTTAATTCCAGAACCAACATAACCATCTGTAATAAATCCAACAAGATTAACTTCTCCTGTTATATAATTTACACTACCAACTTTAGGTTTAACAACTTTTGGATTTGCGATATCGTCTGCGATAACTTGCATGTTCCCTCTACCATCGTCTTGTAAATAAACATTAGAACCGTTCATAGAGTATACACCGCTTTTAATAGCAGGCTTATAATTAGTAAATCCGTCTTCTTCATCGAAAGGATAAGGTTTAACCAGCTCAGCTACAAATTTAAATGAAGGATTTAAAGATATATTTAAGTTTGGTGAAAATTCAATATAAGGCATTACTGTTATACTTGAACTTACGACAGAAATATCTGTTGCGTCTACCGCAGCAGCAAGTTTAGATATTCTTAATGTTTTATTAAAGTCATCTAAATAAGTATCGGAATAAAGTTTAACAGCGTCTCTTACTAATGTATCGATATCGCCAGAAGATTTACGAGTAAGTTTAGGATTGTAATACACATCGACAGTAGTACAACCATATAAAAATTCAGAAGTTACAAAAACAGGCTCAATAGCTAGAGGAGATCTTTCTTTTAAAAACTGTATATAAGTATTTGATAAAGTAGTTGATAAAGATTCTTGACCCTGACCTAAATAAACAGAAATGGCTACCTTACCAAATTGAGGAGGTTCTAAATCTTCTCCACCATAAGCAGCTACAGATTGAATTTCTGGATAGTTTTGTTTTAATAAGATTTCGTAATCTGAAGTAGTTACTGCTCTTTCTTGTATTTGTAATGACTTAGGTGCAAAGTAACGAATGCTTTCCATCGTTTCTCTTTCAGATCCACCTGCAGCGTTTTGTATAGTTTCTACTACAGCAGCGCCATAGTTTGTAGCTAATGAGAAAGCAAAAGCTCCGTTACCTTCAGTTCCAGAAGTAATTCTATAACGTACTCTTACATCTTCGAATTCTTGTGGTTGGAAACCAAATACGTTATTACCAAAATAAACTGTATAACGACCATCTACATAAGGCTCTATATAGAAAACTTTATCTGTGGCTCCAACTCCAAAAATATCATTTTTTCTTGCAAATACGTTTTCATCTTCAGTAGCTTCAGCGTCAACGAAAACTGCTATTGAATCAGTATCTGCGTTTTCGTTTGAAAGAGTAACTCTTAATATGCCATCTTCATCAACAAAGAAACCTTCTCGTTCAAAGCTTGCTAACATTTGACCTTCAAAAATTTCTACATTTTCAGCAACAAAAGTATTAGGTGCAGTTTTCTTAGCTACGTAAGTTTCATTAGTAACAAACTCAAAGTTCTCTCCGTTATAATTTGAAGTAAACGGTGAATATTGAGGTATAGTAATCGTTTGGCCTGTGACTGTGCTATCTGTAAAAGTTACTTTAACGATAGCTTTAGCGGATTTTCTTGAACCAGGTAAATAGTTTAATTCTTTAGCATGAGAAACAATCGAGTTTCTTAATACCGCAGAGTCAAGAAACATTTCGTTAATTGCCATATTTGAATAAAAGTTATTCTGATAAGTGTTATAAGCTAAAACATCTAACAATACAGACATGTTAGAACCTTCGAAGTTATAATCTTTAAACTGCGTCTGAGATTGCAGATATGTTTTAAATTGTGATTTTACTGCTTCAAAGTCAAGCTCTGAAATATTTAGTTTAACCATCTTATCTGGTCCTCTCTAGAAATACGTCAACAGAAATTGGTTGTTGGTTGTTCCTTATATAAAAATGAACCGCGATTTTAACTACGTTATCATCAATATTAGAAGTTACTATTACATCGATTATTTCTGCTCTTGGCTCGTATAAGTTTACGCAAGTTCTTACTTGATCTTCGATCATTGTTAAAACGCCAGGCGAAATATTTTCAAAGAGCATAGCTCTTATATTACCACCTAAGTTAGGTTGCATAAGTCTTTCACCTCTGTCGGTGAGTAATAAATTCTTAATAGATTCTTTTACTGCGTCTTCATCTTTATGTAATGTTAAATCGTCTGACACAGGACTTATCTCAAGACTTTTCTTAAAGTCAGAATAAATCGCAATCTTTTTTGTTTTTGCTGTAACTAATGCTACTACCATTTGTTTTTCCTATAAACCCCAGCTTCTGGGTCGACCGACGTCTACGTGTATAAATCTGTTATAATAACCAATACCACCGAAACCCATCTCTCTTGCTAGCTTAACAAAGTTATTTGTATTATCACTAACTTTAACAAAACCAGGCCATTTTAAATCAGCAGCCTTACCTAGTAAGTGCATACTTTTCTTTGCGGAACCGTTTAAACCAGCGTTATACTGTTGGCTTCTCCATCCGCTATTTAAAGTCATTGGTCCGTTAATAATCTCTCTTTCTATCATTTTTGCATGTAATCTCATAAGTAAAACTCTAAAATCCATATCCATTTTATTCCAGCCATCTTCTTTGAGTATATTAACCCAACCACCTTCGATTCTTATCTTATCATGAGTATTATCTTTTATTTCATCCCATTTTGGTACATTTTTATATTCTTGTATAGTACCAGTTTGAACATTACCAGCTTCTACAAAAAGTTCCTTAGATCTATTTATTAGAATCATGCGAGCCGTCTCGTCAAAACGTATAGCTCCGGCTCTTAAAGTTTCTGCTTGAGCTATGCCAGATGCATTTTTAAGAGTATTAACGGTATTAATAAATCTATCTACAGCGTTATCTACTGGCTTTTTTAGTCCGCTAACAATTGACTCGATACCAGCTGCAAATCCACAAATTCTTGCAATAAGAAATTGTATTTCAGAAATAGATGGATTATCAAATAATGAAACAGAGTAATCAATCATACCTTTAATTTTATTTTCAATTTTTTCCATGTTTTCTTTTGAGAAAAATTTTGTGATAGACTCTTGTAATTCACTTATTTTTTTACCGGCTTTATTTTGTATTGAAGTAACTACATCTGATAATGCTTCAGCCACATCAAAGTTTTTTATTGCATCTTTTATTTTATTAACTGCACCCATAACTGCTTTAGTTACTTTTTCTTTGATCGCCTCAATAAGAGCTTTAACTTTAATCGCATCAAATAGAGCTTTAAGCGGATCTTTAATATTTCTAATCTTTGATATAAATGATAAAGCATCACCGATTAATCCTCCTACTTCTCCAATTAAAAAGAAGAAACCTCCTATTGCACCAAATACATTTGGCATTAAAGAACAAAAACCTCCCATGACTGAGTCTGCAAACGATTCTGTATAAAAATCATCTAAGGATTTTAAAAACTTAGGTGTTTCAGTACTCGCACGATAATTCGCACCAGTAGGAGATGTACTATAATCTGAAAGATATTGCGCAAACTCAAACGGTGTTATAGGTCCAACCTTAAGTCTTTCATTTAAAGTTGTATAATTTGGTACTTGTAAAACAATTCCTGTATTAGTTAGCGTACTGTTTAGGATATTAAGATTATCATAAAAAGTAGATGAACCATGTTTTTTAACAGCTGCAGAGATAGGATCATCTTGCGCAGTAACTGTCATGTTTTCCTTAAACCCAGCTTCGAATATAGCAATCTGAGAAAGAGTAAATTCTCCGTTTTGATTAGAAGAAGCGGTTGAAGATGATATTTCAACGCGTCCTTCATCAGGTGTTAAACAATTGTCGATACTCATTGCGGTCCTCCGCTAAATATTGCTTGTCTTATTTTTATATCGTCTAGTACACTAACAAATCTTTGAACCATGTTTGGTTTTGCAGCGTTTAAACCATCACCATCATAAGCACTTTTACCAGTATTAGGTCCTGTAACTAACGGTAAACCTGCCCATTCATGAGCAAGATTATTTGCAAAGTTTTCTAAAGACAACTTACCTTCCATAAATCTATTTAATCCGCGACCTTCAATTAAAGCAATAGCAAGCTTGTCTTGATTTTCTGGAGTAAACAAATCTGAAGCTGATAGACCAGCCCTCGTATAAAGCGGTGTTCCTTTAGGAGAATTAGGATCGTTATTATTTGTATTTCTTAACGTATCTTCTATAATTTGATATCTTCCTACTGCCTCAGAGCCAACATCTGCATCTATTGACTCTTGCCAATCTAATATTTCTTGAATAGTCATCTTAGTAATAGCTTGAACAGGATGCATGCTTGTTGGTATTTCTCCGTATATAGAATCATAGCCGTAAGCTTTAGATTCTACTTCATTAATTAAATCTAATAATGGAGACAACGCGGTTTTAGTAACAGTAGTTTGCGGTGTTTTTGAGTCATAAATTTGTGCTGAACTTTGATTTTCGGCATCATCGTCTTGAGAAGCAAGACCACTAGAACCCATAGAACCAGTTTCTGTTACTGGCATAATGCTTGTATTTTGTACTACTGGCTCTGGAGCTTCGATTGCAGATGCATCTTTTGATGCTTCAGCTTCGGCGGCATCATCTGGAGAAGACGCTCCTCCATTAGCCATACTAACATAATCGTCAATATAAACTGTTTGGCCTCTTACGTGTACATTGCCATCAGAACCTAAAATTAACTCAGCATCTCCTTTAATATTAAATGCATCTGTTCCTTTAATCGCGATATCAGCACCGAATATATCAATTTCAGAAGTACCTTTAATCAATGTTTGATCACCCAATATATTTAAAGTACTTAACGCTTCTAACCAAACTTTATCAGATTTAACGTATAGCCCTTCACCAGAAGAAACTTGCATTTCTTTTCCAGCTTTAATAGACATAGTACCTACATTCGCTTCTAATTTAAGATCAGCTGATCTCATTTGAGCTTGTACACCAGCAACCATCGTGTATTGATTACCAACTGAATGCAAATGGTTTCCATGAACTAATGTCTGTAAGTCACCAGTAATCTCTTCTGTTTTATCACCGTTTACTTTTACATAAGCATTACCGTTAATAGTTACTGTACTAAAACCAGATCCTGCTCCGCCAATAACAACATGAGAGTTTTTATCTATGACGTCGAATTGATCTGAAGTGCTTTTATTAGTTACAGTACCTCTTGAATCAATTTGAATATAAGAGCCTTCGTTATGATATATCATAATTCTTTCGTGACCAGGCGTATCATCCAATTCTATACTATGTCTGCCTGATTTAAATACTCTATTAAATGGATATTGAGCATCATATGCGGCTGTTGGTTCTGACCAAGTTCGTTCTTCATCTCCTGCAAATTGCACATCTTCAATTTTATTTGACTCTTGATCTACTATATACGTTTCATCTATGTTTTCACCACGAGATAGTCTATCGTTTTGCGGTTGACCAAAGTCTTCAGGCGCAGCTCCGCGTGCAAGTAATTCTCCGTTTCTTCTAGGAATTTTGCCATATCCATCTGCTTCTGGATCTATAATTTGTGTAGGCTGTGTAGGTATTAAACCTAAAATCATTGGTTGTTGTGCGCCTCTACCGTCTAAGAACACACCAAATACCCACGAATTTACTGCAGGTAAACCTAAACCCGGCGTACCGTTTGGATCATAGTCACCTTTTACTATTAACGCCCAAGGCAATTCATCTGTAGGTATATCTTTATTTGTTCCATGTATACCAAACGCACGAACTCTCGCTCTACCTTCGGCTCTAGGATCTACTATATCCTCAATAATACCCATAAAAAATAGCGGGTCTCTAATTCCTGCACCATAATTACTCATTGGCTATACCCTTACTCCATCCGTATTTAATTAGTTTTAAAGCACAACCTAGAGTACCGCTGTCATCTCTTGAATGCCTTACCGTATGTACTAAATATTTACCAGATAATGTTTTATTAGATTCAGGAGCATCCAACCCATCTAAACCTTTAATAGATAAATTAACTACCATTCCTGGAGCAATATCTAGTCTACCCTTCATCGAAGCAGCCACAGTTGTTTGATTTAAATGGTGCTGATAAGATAACTTATTAGATACAATAGTTGGAATAAATCTATCAACGTGCAATGAACCTGGAATATCACCGTTTTGATTATAATTTTTAAACACAAAAAAGTTTCTTGCATTTTCTTCAGTAAATGTTTCTTTTCTAAACACTTCTGAATGAGGATCATCTTGTAAATCTACACTATTACCAGACATATCTATAAAGCCTGCGTTCTTATCATAATTAAAATTATTAGGCACAATCTTTTTTCTTATCAAATCTATTTCAGTTACTTTGCTGGTATAACCACCACTAATAATATCAGAAGCGGTATTTAAACCTTTAGAAGCAACTTCTAATTTTTCAATTCTATTAATCTGATCGTTAGGTTTTCTCGGATCAATAGAAGATGCAGGACTATAAAATAAATCTACCAAATCTTTTCTTCTTGCAGACTTGATTAGATATTCGTCAGTTACATAATAAAAGTTATCTAAGGTTTC